CACGGAGCTTTTCGGTATATCATACCAATTACCCGTGTCTACATCGGCAGACAGCTTAGTGTACAAATGACCATGAAAGTCACCACCGTAACCCTTACGGGAAACAGGGACCCATGAATCAAAACGCCAACCCTCCCAACCATTACCAGCCCTTCTGGGCTTGCAAAGGTCAAAAGGTGCAGCGAGTACGCCGGCTGTACCGCGTGAGCCGTATAGACGGCCACGCGGTGGTATCTGCGAGACTACCCACTCCCACAAGCCAAACCAACGATTATCAGCGAAGTCAGTTTCCTGACACGCGTATTCGATGATTTGGTTCGCGAGTATGTATAGATCCGAGACACGATGTAGAGCCCTCCTTTGGAAGAAGGGTCGGACATTCACACCACACCAGAAGTCGGACCCACACGACTCGAAGAAGACGCCTTCAATGAAAGTTTTATCGATGTTAATCGAAAAACCAGCATATGAAAGCGTCTCTATGAGCGCGGAGGCCGCCTCGGATGGAACGATGATGTCATCACCGTAAACCCTAATCTCGTCTGTGTCAGCGCCGAGGTCTTCAACGACCGAGAACGCCAATGCATAAAAGATGAGGGTTTCTAGTGGGAATGTATACCCATTACCCATCGACGAAAATTTCTCGAGAGGAATTACTTCCCCTCGATATGTCGACGTCGGACTTCTAGCTTTAGACAGAAGATCTGCCCAATCGTCCGGAAGCATTGAGTAGGCAAATACCTTGCTCAAACTATCCGACGCATTTGAGAGATCCAATGTCGCTAGCTTAGAAGTTAGGGCACGCTTCGCTGACAGCTGATTACGACTTTGATCCTTGAGATCTATGCCGATCAACTGTAAGCGGTTAACTATCGCTTCTCCGATGCCAAGCTGGGTGAAAATATTCCACCTCGGCTCAACACCGATCGAACGATGCGTTTTAGCGTTTTTGGGAACGAAAGCAAGCCTGTTTCCTACAGCAAGCTCAGCCTGCTGGAAGAAGTCTTCACGATAGTCCTCTGAAAACAAATCAGAAGCTAACGGGATGACCCAGGGCGTGCAAGAACCACGAGTAGCGAACTTGTTGTACGTGGAATGTTTCAATCCGCGCGTGGACAAGTCGATACCCGGGCCGAACCGACAGTTTGCGGCAATAACACGGTAATCTACAACACCTAAAATCTTAGCTATTTTACGTCTAGCATTCTCGAAATGAGAGCTAACGCGAAAAGGGTAGGGGGTTCCCCCTTCGAGCCAAGACTGGTGGAACAGATTAACGATTCGACAACTCGCTTCCGCATCGCGCCACTTTTTCAAGGCGGCGCCTTCGCGATCTACCTGGACTGGAAAGTCTGGGTATTTCTTGAAGAAAGATACGACGAGATAATCGTCGGCAAACTCACGAGCAGAATCATACTCCAGAGGGTTAACACTAACGTCAAGTAGACGCGTGTATTCCTTTTTTTGAAGTAGCTCTGAACAAAAGTTTGCCATAGGACTGTCGATAACAGCGCAAAGCCGAATATAGAAACGTTCTGTAAGTCCATCTGCTACTTTCGTATCAGGCGTAATCATCGAACGACTCCTCAGATTGTGGTACCCCGGCTAGCTTAAGGCTGGCCGGTATATCGATCCAGTCGACTGTAAGTCGACGGTCTCCACAATCGAAGGATATATTCAGCGGTACCTTCGGGATCGACATGTAGTCGGTCTCTAAGTACACTCTGTCACTACGCAAGTCCGGACGTACGTACAAAACACCATGAAGACCGATGACATTCGCAAGGCACGCCCTGCTAATGTACTTGATCAGCATGTGTTTGTAATCACGTTCGACCCTTTTGTAGTGCTTCGGTGGTAACCAACTACTAAGGACAGCAAGTCCGGCTCGGTAAGTAGATCTGAAGTTAGAAAACTCCGTATTACATCCGACGTAGACTCTGATCGTGCATTCCCTTCGCAGGGATCCGCAGTCACAGACTATTCTTAGATAACCGGTCGTTTTCGCGACAGATTTACGTACCAGCGCTGCCTTTATGGCAGCCAGTTTTGAAAACAGGGACATGATGATTCCTTAAAAAGAAGTTACCAAACGGGTTCGAAATTCCACACAGCACTTTGCATCACTGCATCGGCATTGAGATTCTTGCAAAAAGCAAGAAGATCTTTGCGTTCAGCGAGCGACGAACGTGCTGGCAGCGCGAATTGTTCACGCGAGAAAAGATTGTAAGCCACTTTAGGTTTCGGGGTATAACCCCCGTCTGAACCCGAAATGACTTCCAATACAGGCGTAGTGATCCGACGATCAACATCGATTTTAGTCGGTGTTTCGCGGACAACCAAGGTCAGAGTCTTAGCTGCAATACCAATACCAGAAGCCTCGCGGCTTTTGTAGGTAGCAACAGCAGACCCGTCCTTAGTTGAGTGCACTCCGTTCGCGTAGAAAACCACGTTAGCGGGAGACACCTGGCCGTCGGCCAGGGTGATGTTAGCTTGTGCTGACATTTCTTGATTACCAAGGTTAATGGGCGTTATGCCCGTGTAGGAGGATCGTTACTTGAAAGCCGTTCTGAGCAAAGCCAACGATGTTACGAATCTGGTTATAGGCTCGCCGCCGAGAGGATTTTTAACGGTCAAGTTTCCGACGCCTGGGAAGGCGCCTAACTTGACTCGTTTATACTCCTCGCTACGGTGAGAACCAAAGCCAGACGTCGTAAAATAACTCGTTGGAGTTGACCAAGAACGGTTACGATCCTCGGTGTATAGCAACTTCGATGAATAGGAGACGTACCCGTCATAGAACTTGTACCCTGCAAACGCGTTAAGCGCTTCTAGGTAGTTCCCGACGGGCACAAACCAATCAACGACGAAACTATACGGTAGTAGCTCCCACGCAAGTAACGCGGGGTTGTCTAAGCCTGTAGTGGACAGGGCGACACGATCGCTATCATCCATTGTGTACCGAAGCTTTATCGAGACTTTCGTCTGGTGCGACTTCGTGGTAGTAACCCAGTATGAAACGTCGGATTCCGACGTCTTATGCGTGGCACTACCACTAGCGAAGCCATGCCAGAGGTCCGTCTGTAAATGCTCCGATAACAATGTGAAACAACCGTAGACATCTTGTATCAATGGTTTCCATCCGTATTGGTACTCTAACCAATATGTAGCCAACCTCTCACTCTCTGGTGTAGACCTCATCTTCGAAGCAAACTTACGTGTTGCTCCGTTGTAATGTCTCATCAAATAGGAGAGATCGGCTTTCCGGATGGCCACAGCCAACGATACCAATCGATGCGCAGTTTTTGTGACCAAGTTCGCTGTCTGGTGCATCTCGCCCATCATCTGGGCAAGATTCACAGACATCTTACTGGCGCTGGCTGCGCATCGAGCACGTGCCTTTGTATACGCTTCGTTAAGATGCGTAACAGAGGGGGAACCAAGATTGAACAGGAAGTTCGACCACGATTCGCTGGTTGAATACTCAGCGCCGTAGTACTTAGCGTACCCGGTTTCGTGATAGTATGTACTGTTCCTCTTGGTATAGGTAACTTTATAGTCGTTGATCGGGAGCTTCTTTCGCTCACGAGCCGATTTAGTAAAAAACCCAGGCGTCACGGTTCCAGTGTACTCGCGTCGGTATGCTTCCGCATTACCGAGTAAGCGTGTATAAGAGGAATCGTAATTAGACGCATGGGTCTTCACGATCGGCACAGTGACGATTTCAGGACTCGATCTAGACATTATGTTCTCCTTCCC